AACCCTAGCGAACATGTCCAGTTTTCGTACCATGCTGCACCAAGAGCTGCTAAACAACAGCAACAAATAACCAACATCACAACAATAATTATTGCCCCAGAGCTTCCAGCCATTATTTAAACATTACATATTAATCTTCGCCTGAACTATCATGAGTCAAAAAATCCCAAAAAGGTCTCACTTCTTTTTTTACTGGCTCTGGCTCTGGCTCAGTTCCTTCAATTTTTTCAATTTCAAAGCACAATCTTCTGAGTGTCATTTCTTTGGCTAGCTTTTCCGGGTCTGAACCGTCCTTGCGAAGACCTACTAAAATCTTCGCAAGCTCGAGTTTCGATCGAGTCATTTATATATTATTCTTATATTTTGATTTTAATTAATACGCAATTTTACATTTTACAAATATTAAATTCAATTTTCCTATCGCCAAGGGATTTGTGAAATTCTGGATTTTCTAGAACATGAGTTCGTATCATAGGCCATATGTTTGGTCTATCTGCTATGGTTTCTAGAGTTTCGAATGAACAATCGTCATTTTCATCATAATTACGACGGTACGGGACCCGACTAGACTCCATTTTATCTTTTTCGTTAGTAAACTGTTTAATAATTGATCCGTGTTCGATTTCAGTCATTGGAAGATCAAAAACATATACATGATACGTGTTGTGAGCCAAGACTCCATCTTCAATGTCCCGTGGTTCGGGAGTATCGGTCACAAATTTAAAATAAGAGTAAGACCCTTTCTTTAAATTTATAGTTCCTCGTGTTTCTTCTTCGAGTTCCCGAATCGCACAGTGAAGTGGATTGAAAATCTCGCGTCGGCGACACCCGCCTGTGACAAACGTCCATTCCTTGTATCTTCGATCTCGAACAACCAAGAAATGTCTAACGTTATTGATCATACTGACTGGTATTGCCATTGCTTTGTGACGCTCCCGGGTCGTCATTTACTATCATTTCAGGAGTAAAAAATTTCTGTAGTTTCCCACGTCTGGGATCATAGGTTGCTAAAAACACGAGACATGCAAGAATTGCCCAGAATATCCAGTGCATTTCTATTGGCAATGAATTTAAGATGCGTAGAGCAACCCACCGGTACCGTTCTGTATCCGTAGGACGTTGTAGTTGACTGCATATAGATAGGTCACCGGATATTTGACTGGGCACGTGAGACCGAGTACACCGTTGGCGAGGACTGGGGGAGTAACTATCCGGAAGGTGTCAAGCCGAGAAAAGTTGAGAGTGCCGGTTGGCTGGAGCTTGGACGTGTCGAGGCAGTACGAGATGACTGCAACGTTGGCCGTCGTGTTTGCATGAGTGTAACCATATGGCGTATTGTAATATTGGGGAAGGTCAACCCAGTGTGGGAGGCCTCGAGACTCGCCAACATCCACTCCGTTGATCTGGGTCTTGAACTGGTAGTTTGAAGCTACGAGAGAATTGGTACCGTTTCCATAGAGCTGCATGTAGTTCACTGCAGGGAATGCAATAAACTTCACTGGCTGCGCGAGAGCGAGCTCCTGTGTAGGATTATTGCCGATGACTGCGCGCTGAACCTGGGTGATGAGCAGATCGTGTGTAGCCTTGGCGAACCAGTCTCGCTCCATCTGGTCGAGATATATGAAGTTTGACCAGCACTGGAACTGGAGAGAACTGTATGCGGGGTTGGCATAGCTCGTCACCCCAAGATTATTCGTGAATGAAATTGTAGTATTTAGAGAGACTACGACCGGTGAAGACGTGGACCACCCGACAACAAGGGTAGACGTCGCAGGAGTCCAAGAGGTCACAGTCACTGGACCAGGCATGGCTAGACCATATACATACTGACCGACGGAGATTGAGCTTCCACTAATGCTCGATACGGATGCAAGGATGAGAGTTGCCGACGTGGCAGCGGTCACGGCGGGTACTGGGCTCACAACCTGTGCAGACGCTACAGGCGCTATACCTGCCAAAGGCCCAGAAAATACTGAACCAGCGATATTCGATGCGGCCGTGTTAGAGAATGATACGACAACGTTCGAAAAGTATCCCTCACCTGATACAGGAGTAAATGCATTGGAGAATGACTGAATAACTGCCAGGTTAGCATATACGTTCGAAGAGGTCGGGTTGGCCAGAATCATACCTGGGAATATAGGGCCAGTCGTCTGTGAAAGAAAAACGTTCGCAACGTTTGATGAAAGAACAGTATCGGTCACCACATTGGCAGTTGAGTTGGGAACGAATGAAGTTCCAAGAAATGGGGAAACGGTAGATGTTCCGGTATTGACATTAATAGCTCCCGTCAGATATGTAGACCACGTTATGCGAATCTCCACGTCGTGATACTGAAGAGCTATAAGTGGTAGGCACACTGACCAGTCCTTGCAGAAGAAAAACTTGAGAGGTAGGAAAGTAGCCTTTTGGTTATTGACAGTTGTTGAGTTCAGATTGAGTAGGCGCTGGCTAAATACCTGTGCGCCAGTCACTGGCTCAATATCGGTCATGTACTCAATGTCCTGAGTATCAACCACTTGACCACCAATCATGAGCTCAAACTTGTCGAATACCTGAGTCCAGTCCAGATTGGCAATCACAGAACCATTAGTATCGGTTGCTGTAAAATATACATAGCTCAGAAGATCTCCCTTTTTCTCAAAACGAACTGTGGAAATTCCGCCAGCTGCTGGAGCGCCCTGAATAATCTGACGCTCGACCGAGTTTGCATAGTGGGTATATTTACGATATGTGGACCGGTAAAATGAAATTTCGGGCTTGCCGGTCAGCCAAGCATCCTGATCGCCAGTTGCAACGAGTTTAACAACACCTCCGCTCATTTATCATTGGTCTTATATTTTTTTATACGGTCGCGAGCGGGGTCACGGCGACCGGATTGCCGTGAAGAGCCTGGATCGCCACGTCGAGAGAATGTGGGCTTGCATAAGGATTTGCGTGTGACTTCCTTTCATTAAATTTATAAAATCGAGAATCAACATATTGCTGGACTCGCCCGCCTGTAGTGGCGTTCACTGGCCCTACTGGGAAAGGGGTCGTCTCGGGACGAAGTTCAGTCATAAGACCGATTACATTAAGTGGGTCATTTCGAACATTCATTCTCCCTCCGTTTCCTGCACGGTCAGGTTTGCAACGATCATCGCTTGAACGAGTAAGCGCCTTGTTCGTATATGCATCTTCCCCACCCTCTGCATATGGCTGATACACGTTATACTGCCCGGGTCCGTCGCTGAGAGTGTCTTTACGCTGACCAGTTTGCTGGCGAATTGTTGTTCGAGCAGTTTTGGAGAATTCAGGGCGTTTCTCAGGTTTTGTAATTGCTCCACCTTGTCCCTCCGCCCGACTCTGAACCGGTGGCTGATATGCAGTCTTTGTATCTTTTGCCTCATGACTGACAAGTCCAAGAGGCACGGGGCCTCCGTTTGGTACGAAAAATGCAGGAGGGCCATCGCGTCCCTCTATTGTTGTGAGTTTCTCTTCGTTAATATTTGTGGGAAGAGCGCGGAAGAATTGATGGAACCCTCCGGCGGCTGCAACATTCGATCCGTACCCAAGCCCTGGACCAACATTCATTCGTTCAATTGGTTGGAGGTTGTTAAGTTTATTCGTAATGTACTCTCGTTCGTACAAATTATAGACGGGCTGACCATGTGGAAATGTTCGAGTATCCATCTTGGTGTCTTGGAGGGAAGGGACCGCATCCTTTGGGGTCAGGCGCCAATCACCTACACGACGGCCGAGATCGGGGTTCGTTGGACGGAGATCAAATGCATCCTTCTCATGGTCCCGTGCGTTCGACATGAGATCGAGATCGCGCCGAGTAACTGATCGAGTGGTTGTTGGTGCTGAAGTTGACTGAGTATAAGTAACAATTGAATCATTGTTCTCACTCAACTTTTTGCCTGCAAACACAAGACCGACGATGGCTGCTATAGCCAGAGGATCCATATACTATAGTAAATTATTTCTTTTGCAAGTAACGTTGCTTAAACCGATTATTCTGGTCATCTACAAACGTGCTGCGGGGATCCCACTGCATCCACTGAATAGGGACTGCCGACACATCGTAATAATTATTGGGAAAGTCATAGGGCTTCTCAGTCATATTCTTGCGCCACGAAGTAGTGGGCTCTGGGACAAGTTCGCTCGTGACATTTCCAATATCCTCAAGGGTTATTTGAGCAGGACCCTGCCAAACACCAGTCTCAAGGACATTCTGACTCGTCGTAAGAGTCGGTGCCATTTAATATAAATGAGTATTTAATTTGAACCACCTGCACCATTTCCTCCACGACCACCGCGCATTTGTGTAACTTCTGGGAAATGGAAGTTGAAGTTATCTGGGTCGCATGCGGCTCCACCCTGGTCTTTGCACATTGGTGAAAACTTCTTTCCAAATGATGCTTCCGCAAATCCGGTTTGGTCGCCTGGGATTGTAGTCACGGGCATTGTATAGAAATTTCGCTCGGCATCACGAGTTCGCTCAAATGGGTGAATCTTGCTCCACTCTTGCTGAACTTCTGTTCGAACACTGGGGTACCATGCTGCCGACGGACGATCTGGGTCATCGACATACTCATTAAGTAGCACATTTCCCATTGGATTATCCTGGGTCGGAAGAGTCACGTTGGGCTGAAGAAGGTTAGGAACCCTGCCAGTTGCGACTAAGTTTTTACCGTCAACAATCATGTTATTCTTTTGTAGATAAAACAACACGGCAAGTACAAGCATTCCAAGCGCAAAGACGCGCGAATCCCGTTGAATGAGATAGACTATGCAAGTTGAATATAAAATAAACCGAGTTGTTGCAAACACTCGTTCTTTTGCGGTCTGATTTGAACTTGGCCAAAATTTAAGGAGATCGTCTGATTTGAATATTTCCCTAACATCCATCCTATACTCTAGCGAGATTTTTTGTTCGACTTTTTCTTAGTCTTGGGCGTCTGGGAACTTAGAAGACTTGCAAGAGGACCTCTCCCTGACATCATCGTGCTGAGCATACTGTTCACTCCGGCCATCATGTCAGCTTCGTTGTCACCTCCCATTTTCATATTTTTGGCACAACTTTCCGCAACAGCCTCAATTTGAGACAGGGCATCTGGTGGGAACATATTCAGAGTCATTGCAATCATATAGAGTGAAGAAAGCCACTGCCATATTGCATCTTTATTCTTGTCAGTACATGACTCTTCGTACCAGTGCTTGTGAAGATAGAGTTTCTTTGCAAACTCATTCTCCTCGCAAAAGAAAGTTGGATCCTTTGCCATGAGTTTTTGAGCAAATGGGCCAATATCCTTCATAAATGTCTGGTATGGCTCAGTTCCTTCACGGGGAGTTGCTCTGGCAATATGAAGTACGAGATCATCTGACCATACTGAGAAAATATCTTCTATAAACTGCCCATACATATCATTAAACGCCTTGACTGTTGTCATTGTATTTTTACTAAAAGTATATTCCTTAACTAGAAAGGTTCAGTCATTCGAGCTTCGTGTGTACCGTGAGTTTTATTCATCAAAAAATAGACTAAAATTGCAACAAGAAATGCAGGTTTGAAATATTCAGAATTTTTAAGAGATTCTCCACCGTTCATCTTATTTTTAAGATATACATAACCAACTGTAATTCCGGCAGCTGCTATGGCTGCATTCATAGGTTCTCTGAGGAGTTGATCCATTGATACTAACCAATCTTATTTATACGGCCGGGTGTCCCACGCGGAACACTCGGAGGGGCATCGTCAAATAGGTTTTGTTCTTCAGTAGGAACTGGAGTTGATCCTGGAATATTTGGCGGAGTCAGTGAGTTATTTACTGTAACAGTCGTATCAACCCCTTCTGGAGTCTTGCCAAATTCCATACCAGGAACTCCCTCGGGTTCGGGTACATCCTCTATAGGTTCCTCAACCTCCTCCTCTTCCTCCTGCTCGTCATGTTCGAGATCGAGATCTCCAGATGAAGGAAGTGGTAGATAGGTCTGAAGAATCTCTGCGGTAGGAACCAGAGATTCAATCACATCTGCAATCTCTATAGAAAAACGACGAAACAGCTCAGTCTTTCGAAATTCGTCGGTATTTGATTCAGTAATTATAATTGGGTCATCGTATAAATTCCTGGCACAACTTTCATAGCACCTCTGAACAAATACATCATTTGCAGGAAGCTTGATGCAGATTTTCTTTTGTTTCTTATCGGTCCGAATTGCACTCAGGATCTTAACCTGAATTACGAATACAGCCGCCATAAGGCTTGGAAAAAGTGAGTTTGATTTTATAATTGCTTCTGTATTCTTATTAGAAATTGATGAATTCCACGTCTTGACATCGCGTAAGAGTTCCTGGAAAACCCTGGTCATGTTTTTGCCCTGAGAAACCTTCTTGGCCTCGAGCCAAATTTCCCAAAACGCCTCAATCATGACCGGGATCATAGCTTGACAGAGCTTTTTCGTGAACCGTCTCTCAGATTCATTCAGAAGATCCATTGTATAATCATTTACCCTTTTTTTGTACACGAATTTTCCCCGCAGCCTTGTGTAAATTAGCGAGACTCGGAAAGTAAATATCTGGAGCATCCTCTTCTGGTTCATTCTTCATTTCAACGGGCTTGTGCCATTCGACTTTAATGTCAAACGGACTCATTAGATTGACGGTATATCCAAGCCTCTCAAGCTGTCGACACATGTACATAACTGCTTTACTTATATCATATTTTGGAAATCCTACCATAAATGGAGGAACTGTAAGAATAGAACTCTTTTGCCCAAGATCTGAAGAGGTTCGAATCTTTCGAGAAAATAATTCGAGCATAGCCTTGTACATTTCCTTTTTCACATCGCTTCTCTTCTTTTCTCGGTTTACAATTTCCTTTGCTTGCATTCCTAAATTAGAAATTTATCTTTTCCAGGTCGGTCGAAGCGCGAGTTTGATGGTCAAGAGGTGACATGCTATTTTCAAATGAAGATTTGAAAGAATTTGTGAGCTGTATTGGGAAAGAATTACTCTTGGATTCTGTGAGAGCTGAATCGAGCTGGCCCTTGAGAGATGAAGTTACAGAATCGAAAGACTGATACGAGTCAGGCTGATACGCAGTTGCATAAGATACTGGGTCAGATGTGCACTCGGTATTTGTTATGGTGACTGACCCAGAGTCGTCTATACTGGCATTAATATCAAATTGCTGCCCAAAAAAGTGCTTAGTATTCATAAACATAAGACGGGCTTTGTATATACCATCTCCTAAAGGAGTAAAGTAGAGGGTTTCCAGGGGGACCATGTCTTCTTGAGTCGTCTGGAATTTTTCAATAACTGCCTGAACAACTTCAAGAGGAACCGCAGTCCCGTCATATGTTGGGCCAGCCTGCTGAATCGGTGCAGGTGGAGAAGACGGGGAAGGTTTTGTTTTTTTCCCAGAGTTCCACACAAAAAAGAATATCAACCCTAAGAGAAATAGAAATACAATCTCTTCTTCCATTAGTAACTGGTGCGAAAATATTTCTGACGAAAAAGGTTTGTACCGATTAATGGCACTGCTCATATATTCCGATAGATGTCAATATTCGCATGAAATAATAAGCTATGTAAAATCTCAGCCGGTGTTGATCAATATTGTTAGATTTCACAACATAGTGACTCACGGGGTTCCATCAAAGCAAATTACACGCACCCCAACACTTGTTACAAATGAAGGAAAAATGCACGTGGGACGGGAGGTGAAAAACTGGCTCGAGTCCATGGTTCCTGTCGATTTTGTTTCTTGGGACACGACACCTGACTTTTGTTCTAATCTTGACGGATCTGAATGTAATGCAAATATGTTTGATCTCGAACGATATGGGGAATCTCTCCAGCCAGAATTAACCCCTGAACTTGAACACAGAATTTCAAGATCCGTAAATGATGCAATGTCAGAAGTAAAACAAAGAAGTTAAAGATGACTATTCTATATAGACCAATGAAACTAAAGACCATCCAGGCTTCTGCCATGAAAGCAGTTTTTGAAGTTCTTAAAGATATTATTAACGATGTAAACGTATATTTTACATCCGAAGGCGTGAAGATTCTGACTCTTGATACTGCACGTGTTACGCTCGTCCAGATGAACCTTGCAGCTGAAAACTTTGAAGAGTACGAGTGCCCAGAAGATATCATAGCAGGACTGAACATGGCCAACGTTCACAAGCTTCTCAAGTCCGTGACCTCATCAGACACTCTGACTATGAGCGCTGAAGGCAGAGATATTATGGAAATTACAATTGAGAACCCAGACAAGAACTCGGTTACTAATTTTAAGCTCAAGCTCCTGGATATTAACGAGGACATGCTTGAATTCCCAGATATTAAGATGAATGTGGTGACTACAATGCCCAGTATCGACTTTCAGAGATTTGTGCGAGACATGTCAAACCTTGGGAACGAGATGCGCATTTGGAGAGATGGCCACGAGCTTGAATTAAGCTGTCAGGGAGACTTTGCTGACCAAAAAACAGTCATAAAATACCCAGAATCTGAAAGCTGTAATCGTACAGGTGGGGCATTTAGCCTAAAGTACATTAGCCTATATACAAAGGCGACCAACATGTGCTCGAGTATACAGATTATGCAAGACTCTGTGAATCAGGACATGCCAATAATTTTCCGATATACAATTGCAAACTTGGGTGAATTAAAGTTTTTTTTAGCACCAAATATTACTGAATAAAGTTTTAAAGTTATAGTAAAATATGGAGGCCAGGTACGAGAATAAAATGCAGGATTGTAAAACTCAAGACGAAATGGCGGATTATCTCCTGTCGTGTTTTTCTATAATAAAGGAATATACGGAGGACACGGAAGAAGTCGAGACGTCTCATAAAGCTCTTGGCATAGACGTCAAAGTGCGTAAAGGTACTCAGCGTAAAGCAATTTACAAAAAGTACATGAATGAAATTGAAGGGCAGTATGAAATTGCGGATTATAATGGAGTACCGAGACATACTAGACCGTGCATAGGGTGTGGAAAGTTGTACACAAAAATAGTAGACGAGGCTGAAGCAGACGAAATATGCACAGAGTGTGGTATGACAGAAAGGTTTCAGGAGGATGAGCTCGGGTTCAAGGAGGAGCAAGAGACTGAGAAGCACATTATTTATTCTTATAAACGTGAAAATCATTTCAATGAATGGATTTCACAATTTCAAGCAAAGGAATCGACAAGCGTTCCCGACGAACTCCTCAATCAACTTCGTGCAGAATTTAAGAAACAGAAGATTAAGGAACTTGGGGAAATTACGCACGAAAAGGTTCGCGGACTTTTGAAAAAGCTGGACAAGAACAAGTACTACGAACACGCTCCTTATATCGCAACTATGCTAAGCGGAATTCAGCCACCCACAATGCCACAGGGTCTCGAAGACAAGCTCCGTCTCATGTTTCACAAGATTCAAACACCGTTTGAGAAACATAAACCGGTCAATCGTAAGAACTTTCTAAGTTATTCTTACGTTCTTTATAAATTATGCGAACTCCTCGGGGAAGACAGGTACTTGCCATGCTTCCCCCTCTTGAAATCAAAGGAGAAGCTGTACATTCAAGACCAGATTTGGAAAGGAATTTGTAAGGAACTTTCTTGGGAATATTATAAAACTCAGTAAGTTGCTCAACAATCAATCCGATCGAGAGGCGGCTTTGGGCGACAAAATTCCTCAACCTCGGGAGAGTCAGTGACGCGATCCGGAAAGTTGATGAGGTATGCGTGATCAAGATTTAATAGATCCATATAATTTTTGGTCTGAATTCGGTAAGATTCGTTAATCTTACTTACCGACTTGAGTTCAATGACTGTTTTGCGATCCACTATGAGATCCGCCCGAACGTGTCCGACGTTTTGGCCGTCGTAAAAAACCGGGACGATTCGCTCAGTTTCATAAAAGATTCCATGTTTTCGCAGAGCAACTTCGAACGCGCAGTGATATACGGATTCGGAGTAGCCCGGGCCAAGAGAGGCCCATATGTCTGATGCAAATTGACGAATACTCATTTGAATAATAAATGAACCTATTTTTTATCTAGCTCTACGGGCGAGTTTCAGATGGTATTACTGTATCGCAGTCTGCGTATTGAATTTGTAATTTCACGTAGTGTATAATTTTTGCCATTTAATACACTTTTTTGATGAGCCAAGTTTCTTAGTTCCGCATTGCTTATACCTGGACTATTATGCGCCTTGACAAACCTATTAATATTAATATTTCTAGAAACTCTGTTTACAGCTCTATTGTTACTGACCGCTATAGTTCTTCTTTTTGCAGAAGGTTCATTTTTCACCTTTCGCAGAGTTAACCCTTCACCGCCGAGTATTCTTTTTTTTGTAAAATATCTACTTGTAGAATTTTCATGCTTTGTAATATTTGAAACAAGAATAGATTTTGGAAGGTGATATTTTTGAACTACTCTTCTTGGCTCACTCACGCTACGAAATGTAGTCTCAGTTTCTGCATATGTATGAGGGTCACCTCGGCATCCAAAAACGAAAAATATACCATTCTCTGGTGTTCTATTTATAAGCTGCTTCAGAGTAATTTTTAGATTCTTAAAAGATACACGTGGACGCCCTGCAGTTCTCACTCCACACTGTTCATTGTACCAAATATCCCACAATCTATGACCACGATCATATGTTTCTAGATACATATTGGGGCATGCTGTACCTGGTGGATATATATGATTTTTCCAATTCCAATTATTATATTTGATAACATTTGGTAAATATCTTTGAGGTAATTTATCATGTAAAAGTAATCTTAGTTTTGGTTCACTGTGAAGAAGACGCATCATTATATCTTCGTAAAGTAATTTCAATGAAATCCAATATCCGGGCTTTGATATGAATATTATATATTTTCCACTTGGAACTTTAAAATTATCATTATTGCCATGAATTAAAGATCCATGCCCTGTGATAGTCATAAGACGTATTTTGTCAGAGTTTCGCTGAAACTCTTCAATACGAGTCGTGTTATTCATATATTCTTAAGTTATATTTTAAACCGGGAAGCGTATTTATCGCGGATCCACATAGCATCTTGTTTGTAGATGCGGTGGGCCCGAGGTGCCATGCGTTTTGTGAGCGTGCTGATGGCCATGAGCCGACGGAAGACGGCCAGGGGCAATTCCTTGCCCTTGTTTATCGCGAGCATCAGTGCCTTGTGACGGTTTGTCATAGCCTCTACGGGATGGTACCCAAACTTGGTCAACATCCCGTGCTTGAGGGGGCCTATAAGGCTCTTGGGCTTGCCTATCGTTCCCACGTCGTAGGCGGGCTGCCCTTTGACGCGGACCGTCTTGGCCTTGCGCACATACGAGTACCCTGGGCGCGAAGGCGTCCCCTTGACAGAAATGCGCTTGGCTGAAAGTTTACGCATATGCGCCTTACGGAGATCTGCGTGCATTTCTACTTACTGAGAAAATTCTTGACTGTAGCCACTTGTGTACATTCGAATCTTGCTCTCACTTGATGCCCCAAAATCGAATATGTCATCTTTTATGACGAGTTGTTGAGTTGGTACTGGATATTCATATCGGAGCTTCATAGTCGCATACAATAGGCTGAGTGCATATGATTTTATATCCTTAACATCTGGGTTCCACCCTGTATATCCTAAGCGCATTGCATACACGTCAGAGTTTCCCATAAAGACGCCCGACGGAGTCGACTCAATTGATCCTCCATCCAAATAAGTCAAACCATCTCCGATTTTTACACTGCAAAAAAGGAATGGAATAGCGATAGACGCACATATCACGTCGAGAACACTGATATCTGGTGTAGTATCAACACTAAAGTATGTAGTTTTTTCAAGCTGAATACAGTATGCGGTGAGATGTAATTTTACAGGAAAGAATTCATAAAGTTCCCTGAACGTTATATCTGGCTTGTTCAATTCACCGGAACACATTTCTGAAAGAATTTTTTTAATTTTTCCAGAAGAAATTAATCCAAATTTCTTAAAAAATATTTTTAAATTTATTTTCATTATATCTTTGACAGGAACCTTCAGTGAATAGTCTAGAATCTTTCTGACATCTCCTTTCATTAAACAGTACATGAATCCAAGGAGAGATCCGGCAGATGCCCCTGAAATTTCCAATAAATCGTCAAGTTTACCTGCATCTTTTAAACGAGAAATTGTTCCAAGATATAGATAAAATCCCATTGCCCCAGGTCCTATTGATAGATACTTGATCATTCCTAATAATATTCTGGAAATATTCCACGTATAAAAGCGAAGAGAATTGCAAATATCAAAGTGTGAGTCACGACGGCTGTAGACCCTCCGTGAGGTGGAAGAGAAAATAGTACATCAGGTGTTAATAGGATAAATAGCACTGTAGGAACAATCATATCCGCTTTTGTAACAGTTACCTTGGCCACAAATTTACAAATTAAAAAATAAAAAATTGAAAATAAGAAAGCATGAAACACAGCTTGTACTGGAAGTTTCGCATTTCTAGGAAATGCAACCAATAGCCTGGGATTCATGACCCCAAAAAGGATCGAAGGTATTAGAACCTTTGGACCAGACACATCAAACATTACAATAACGATCTATATTTTGTCGGATCCACCCATAAAAATGAACAGACTCTACTCTTTGCTGAATAATATCCATACGTGATATAAGATTCCACAAGTCATTTTCTGTGCTGGTCGGCGTATCTTGGGGTGGAACACGCGTTGGATACATAATAAACTCTACAAACCTTGGATATGTTGTGTTGAGTTCAATATAATTACTTTCTGTATACTCTCGAATTCTTACCCACGCATCGAGAATTTCTTCAGAATACCAGTCTTGCCAGTCTTCTGGGTGAAGAGGATCGTTCTCATTATCAGAGTCTTCAGAATCGTATGCAAGCTCGTAGATGTATGCATCTCTCGAATATTCGTCGTTGATACCCATTATTTTATAAGCGTTTCAGACCTTTAGACCAGTTACCGTTACACCATTGACTTCCTTCATTGGTGCAGCGTCAAGTATAGCGTTAAATGCACCTTCGACCTGAGCATCGTTCCCCCCAAAGAATGAACGAAGGCCACTTTTGATAACATCTTTTGTAAGAGAACCCTTCTTCTTGCTCTTTTTAAAGTTCACCTTAATTTTTTCACGAACATTGATGGTGTCAATTTCGTTTCGGGCCATGTGTTCAGTCACAAACTTGCGAAGCTCTTTTTCGCGCTGATTAAGCACTGTGAGATCTTTGCGAGCTGAGGCGAGTTGGGCTTTGAGAGCAATCCATTCGTTTGTGGTGCTCTTAAAGTCCATTTGTATTATTTCTGGTTTAAAAAATAGGGAGTAGGCGCGCAATTTACTGATAATCGTTGACAATGTCAAACTGGGGGCGCATGACGTCGGGAGGTATGGTGCTGAGGTTAAATATGCTGACTGGGTTACGAGGGTTGAGAGGCTCTGACCGATACTGACGATTTGCATTACGCAGAACACCACCGAGCGTCTCTGGGTAGCCAATCTGGCTCCTGGGATCGAGATAGTTCTGGCCAGATAGAATTGCACTTGGATCGTACTGACCAAAGTCATCGGTCGATACTACTTCGCGTGGAATGAGAGCAGCTGATGAAACCCCATCCATACCCCATGAACCCATAGGGTCGGACATTTCACTTGCTGGGGACCCCTGCGTTGATTTAAATGGCGCTGCGTTCTGTGAAATTTGAGGAGCCATTATTGGCCCGCCATTAAAAACCTGCTGCATACCCATCACGGGAGATGGTGCTGATCCGGAATATCCACTACGAAATCCTGGCATGAAAAACATTATGAAAAAAACGACCGCCAGAATTAGTATTGCCAGACGCTTTTTTTCCATCTTATATTATGATACCGATAATTTTTTTCAGACTACTCTAGATCGATGTAGTCTGACGGGTCATCGATTTCCTGCTCCTCGACTGGGTCATCTGTAAAAAGATAAGTCCGGGCTGGCTCCTTGGCCGCGGCCCTGGTACGAACCTGGACAATTCGCCAAATTGGGCCAAAAGACTTTTTCAAAAACCAAAGACCCGTCAGCTCGAGAACTGCATCGCACATAGTTCCTGAACTGACCGCCTGGAGTTCGACAGGATTTTTCTGCGAATCAAATGCAAGAGTTCGAACTTCACCCTTGACTGTGATGAGCGATGCGTCTAGAATCTCATCTGACACGCTCTCCTGATATGCGGCGGAAATAAGATCATCTGAAAGATCTTTCCTGAACCATTCCACCTTGCACTCCTTCGCCTTGGCTAGAATATCTGTATCAATTCCAGTGAAAAGAGAAGAGTCCTTGACCTTGAAAGTCACAGTTTTAGATTCAAGAGAGTCCTGGAGAACAAGACCATTCACCTGGTGACGAACAGGACCAATCTTTAGAAAATATCGACCATTTGGCAGCTTCTGAGGTGTTCCGTACTCCATTTACATGAATAAATATTGTATTCTTTATATTAGATGACGTCCTGTAGAGGAGAATATGTATCAAAAAATTGCGAATGTTTACCTGACCCAATGGATCCATACAACTATGTATGTGGATATGTAAACATCCAGAACGGACTGGTGTATCCGTGCGATCCAGGATGCTGTGGAGGGAAATGTAATCAGACTGTATCCGGAGTTCGATTCAAAATCGACCCATCACAATATGCTGACAATTTACCAGCGGGATATAACATAAATTTAGAAAAGTCTGATACTGCAACTCCTGGGCCTGGAACACCTATACCCGAAACTAAGCCTTCAGTCTCAACTCCAGTCTGGAAAGTTATGATAATTCCAATTATCGTTTTGGTCTTCATTCTCTTGTTGTTTTTCATGGCTTAAAGGAGACCTTCATTACTCTATTAGAAATGGACCAAGTTTCAATCGATGCTCTGCTCAAGGAGATCAAGGCACTGCGCAAGGATATGCGTAAAATTCGTCAGCACATGGAGGACCCTCAGGGTGAGAAGGCCAAGGCTCGTGCTGCAAATAACGGTTTCAACAAGCCTATGAATGTGTCCCCCGAGCTACGCTCTTTTTTGAGCCTCGCAGAGGGTGAGCAGATTTCTCGTTCCCAGGTGACTCGTCGCATCAACACGTATGTAGAGGAGCTTGGTCTTAAGAACGGTCAGAAGATTAATCTTAACGCAGTTCTTCAGGAGCTCCTAAAGGTTCCAGAGAACACTCAGGTGACTTTTCTGAATATTCAGAAGTACATCAACCCCCATTATATCAAAGAGCCAGCTGCCCCAAAGGCGCCAAAGGCGGCGACCCCAGTGGAGGAGCCTGTTGCCCCAAAGGAGAAGAAGCTGCGCCCAAAGGTTGTGAAGGCTGCAGCAGCGGCTTAAACAAGTGGATCTCAGATAACATACAATGGAAAAAGTTCCCGCTATTTCTCGGGATTTTCTAAATGCCCTCGTTGGTACTAAAATCAAAAACACCAAAACGTATCAGCGCGCTTTCACCCACAAAAGCGCTCTGAAGCGTTACGAAGGTTTGGATGGGTCGTATGAGACTCTTGAATTTATGGGGGATTCTGTGTTAGGGTTCATCATAACAAAGCATCTCTTTGACCTTCATGAAAAAGAACAGGAGGGGTTCTTGACCAAGGCTCGCACGAAGATGGTGAGAGGAAAGACTCTTTGTGAAATATCAAAGGTTCTTGGACTTGACAAGTTGATTCTCATGGATGAAAAAGGCGAACGAAACGGGTGGAACACGAATGAGCATATCATGGAGGATGTGTTCGAGGCGCTCATAGGTGCCATCTATATAGACCTTGGAATGGTTCACGCGAAGAATTTTATTCTTGAAAGTTTCAAAAAAGTCAAGACATCTCTCGTCGATGACAACTACAAAGACCAACTCATGCGTTGGTGTCAAGCACTCAAGTACCCTCTACCAGATTATGTACTTGCGAATACAATTAATGGAACATTTTGCATATCTGTATCGGTCGACAACTCTATCGCTGGATATGGGTATGCAACAACAAAGAAGCAAGCAGAACAGAATGCAGCTGAAATTGTACTTAAGACTGACCACCGTTTCAAGGGAAAGAATGTCCCAGCTCCTGGAACGAGTAAAGCAACTCAAGGAGGCGAAGTACGCCGAGCAGAGGTCGGAGGAGTGGCTCCAACTTCGTGAAAATATGATTACTGCAAGTGACGCGGCATCGGCTATAGGGGATAATCACTATGAGAGTCCTGATTCATTTATTCGTAAAAAGGTTCTGAGAACAAAGTGGGGAGGAAATGCGGCCACCGAACACGGCACTCTTCTCGAGCCTTTTGTTCGTGATTTATATGATAAAAAATTTGGAAAAAATACAACTGAAATTGGGCTCGTCCAGCATCCCACCTACCCTTTTATCGGGGGGTCGGCCGATGGAATCACCGATGATGGAATATTACTTGAGATTAAATGCCCTCTGACTCGTAAAATTGAGAACAAGGTTCCAAAGTATTACCTTCCACAGATCCAACTCCTTTTAGAAATTTTAGATTTTGAAGATTGTGATTTTGTCCAATACAAACCAGCCAGTTTAGAAGGAAAAGAAGAGCAGTTTGTCGTTGTTCGGGTGAAGCGTGACCGAGAGTGGTTCAAAAACAAGCTTCCTATTATGCAAAGTGTGTGGGAGAAGATTGTCAAGGGGCGAGAGCATGGTTTGTGTGAGATTCAAGACGACGAACCATACTTTAAGAAAATTGTAGTATGTAAATTAAAAGACGATGCTCTGCCGTCACAAATCAAAGATTCTCAAGTGTAAGGAATGCACGCACATGTTCTGCGTAAACTGTATTCAACTTGAGAAACATTCATGCCCAAAATTGGCAGAAAGAATTAGTAAAGAAAAGGATAAGCTTGAAAAAACTCTTGTAAAGGTTGTTGCCCAAAAAGTTATTCCTATCTAACCATGTAGATTATAAGAGCAGCAAGCAAAAGCAATATCATTATATCTTGGTCTTTATTTATGTGGCCTACCCACTGTTTAATTTTTTTATATTTATCTGGAGGAGAAGGGGGAGTTTCTTTTACTTTATTTAGACCCGGACGATACCATGTAGTCGTGACCGTGTCTGGATACTCAAACTTGCGAGCGGGAAATCCAAGAAATGGCGCGGGACTTGGAGCAGCCTCGTTAACCATGAGAGGACCTGAACGGTTGATGTGGTCTGGAGTAAAGTGAGTTAAATCTTCATTCGGGTCGTTCAGTTCCTGCGGGGTCTCATCGCGCTCGACAATATATGTCCCGTCAGGTCCATCATAAAACCCGCCATTTGTAGGTACCCCAAAAGTATTTGTTGCCGTATACGGATTAATGTGATCGATATGTATTGTATCATCGATCAGCGCGGCAGTTGCCATTAATAAACTCTCACATTTTTTTCCGCTGGGTAATTTTTACTTTGAACTTTGTGTTGGTGAAGTTCCCACATCTGGTCAAGATCAATGTTGAGCATGTGAGCCAATTGAAAGAGATAACTAAATACATCCCCCATCTCCATAACGACATCAATTCCCCTGTCTTTTTTTAGATTTGTTTTACGGTATAAATGCTGGTTCTGTCGAATGGCGCTCGCGAGCTCCCCGTTCTCTTCGGTATACAACATCCACACGGTACTAATAGGTGCTTTGTCCCAGCCTTTTCGCTTACATAATTCTGCAGTCTCGTCACGGTACCGATTCATCTTGCATAATCAAAGCCCAAAATCCTTAAGACACTTTAGCAATATTTGCAAGTGGTTTTTGATATTTTATGACTAAAATTAGTGATATGAACAAAAGTACAATGTCAATCGCCTGGACCCAGTTTTTTACAACCTTCTCGTTCTTAGTTTGAGTCTCCGCCCATGGTTCAACAACTACAGACCCAAAAAGCTTAATTATTCTTTCAAGAATGAAAAAAATAAGAAACCCAATCAAAATGTCATCAAGTGATCTCATATTTATTTACTGATAATTAATTCCATAGCGATCGTTAATTGGAAGTTTGTTACCATACGTGCTGGTGTTGACAGGTATAGTCAATGGAACGGGATTTGTCGCAATGTCTTGAAGGTATACAATCTGCTGAAGGACACCGGTGAGGACCGACTGACTTGCCTCATCAACCACCTTTGAGTTCATCTTCGATACATTGTCCTTCACGCTGTCATATTCGTTTGACGCCATGTTAATGTACACCTTGCGCATGAGACCCTGAATATCAGCATCATTCTGGGGATCAATTGTGTATCCGGTATGGTCACGAATTTTTGAAATAAGTTGTTGGTGAATTGATTCCCTGTTGAAATCTGAAAAAAATGCATTTGAGAGAGGAGTCGAAAGGAATCGCGTGGACATTGTAATACTCTGATAAAAAAAAGAGACACCTATTACACAAATGAAAGTCTTCAAGCGCAACGGAACTCCCGAGGAAATGCTGTTCGACAAGGTGACGAGGCGAATTCAGAAACTCAACGAGGCTCCAGAATTTTTACCGTTAGATGGTGTGGAACCCGCCAAGGTTGCTCAGAAGGTTTTCTCTTCAATGTATGATGGGATATCCACCGCTGAGATAGACACCCTGAGTGCTGAAGTTGCCATTGGTATGATTACTGACGACCCAAATTATGAAATTTTGGCAATGAGAATTACAGTATCAAACCTTCAAAAGGCGTGTCCTCCCTGTTTAAGTGACGCAATGGTGGAACTTCACAAAAGGGGGGTAGTTTCCGTTGAGTTTATGAAGAATATCTCACTTGATATGGACTCGTGGATAGATCATTCTCGAGATTACTCTTTTGGATATTTTGGAATCAAAACACTTCAGAAGGGATATCTCAACGAGTTCGAGACCCCGCAGTATCTCTTCATGCGCGTGGCTGTTGGTATTCACGGTTCAGATTCTCCACGAGTGCGCGAGACCTATGATTTAATGTCGAAGAAATACTTTACACACGCTTCACCGACCATGTTCAACGCCGGAACGCCTCGACCCCAGATGTCGAGCTGCTTCTTGGTCGCAATGAAAGATGACTCGATTGATGGAATATACGAGACTCTCAAAGAGTGCGCTCACATCTCGAAATGGTCCGGCGGTATCGGCCTCCATTGTTCGAACATTCGTGCCAGGGGGTCAAAGATTCATGGAACGAATGGAACTTCAGATGGTATCGTCCCTATGCTCAGGGTATTCAACAATACGGCTAGGTATGTAAATCAAGGTGGCGGAAAGCGGAAGGGGGCGTTTGCAGTGTATCTGGAGCCGTGGCATGCAGATATTATGGAGTTTCTTGAACTGCGCCTGAATCAGGGTGATGAAGAATCTCGGTGTCACGATCTCTTCACCGGTCTCTGGATTCCAGATCTTTTCATGAAGTCTGTTGAGAAGGATCAGGAATGGCATCTCATGTGCCCGAGCCAGTGCCCTGGTCTACAAGACGCATGGGGGCCAAAGTTTGACGAGTTATACAGCCGATATGTACTTCAAGGCAAGTTTGTCCGGGTTGTCAAGGCTCGGGACATTTGGAATGCTATGCTCAAGTCGCAGGTCGAGACCGGGACGCCATACATGTGCTACAAGGATTCTGCAAACTCAAAGTCGAACCAGCAGAATATCGGAACAATCAAATCTTCAAATTTATGTACAGAAATTATGGAAGTTTCCGAATCAAATGAGACGGCTGTATGCAATCTCGCATCTCTGAGCCTTCCCGCCTTTGTGAAGGATGGATCATTCGACTTTGAGGAACTCTGCAAAGTGACACGGGTAGTTACTCGTAATTTGAACAAAGTCATTGACCAAAACTACTATCCGACAAAATCTGCTCAAAATTCTAACAGTCGTCACCGCCCTATAGGTATTGGAATTCAAGGCTTAGCCGACGTGTATATGATGCTTGGGCTTCGGTTTGACGAAGAATTATCCAGAACATTGAACAAGGAGATTTTCGAGACAATTTATTTTGCCGCACTTACCGAGTCGTGTCAGCTTGCAAAAGAGGATGGACCCTATGAAACGTTCCTAGATTCTCCTGCTCATAATATGAAACTTCAATTTGACATGTGGGGAGTAATTAACCACGGGTTTCATAGTCTCAAGAATGATATTAAGAAGTGGGGTCTTCGAAACTCTCTTCTTGTGGCACCGATGCCGACCGCATCGACCGCTCAGATTCTCGGAAACAACGAGGCGTTCGAGCCATATACGACGAACATCTATCTGCGTCGCACGCTCGCGGGAGAGTTTGTAATGGTCAACAAGCACCTGGTGAAAGAACTTCAACATATTGGTAAGTGGAATGCTGATACAAAGACTGAGATTGTTCGGGCAGGTGGGAGCGTTCAGGGGTTAGATATACCAACTCGTCTCAAAGAAATATATAGAACAGTGTGGGAGATTCCACAAAAGTCCCTGATTGATATGAGTGCGGACCGTGGGCCGTTCATTGACCAATCACAATCTCTCAATATATTCATGGAAGATCCGAGCCTCGCGAAATTGAGCTCCATGCATCTCTATGGGTGGAAAAAGGGGCTCAAGACGGGAATGTACTACCTGCGAACGCGGCCAAAGGCCAAGCCTCAACAGGTTACAGTTCCTGCTCAACTTGCATGCTCGCTCGCCAACCCAGGGAGTTGTGATATGTGCTCCGGTTAATTTTATTCGTATAAATTAGATGTTTAAATACTTACCATTAGTATTTTTTCCAATCCCCGAATATGTATTAGGTTTATTTATTTGTAATATATTTTTTTTTAGTTATATATTTCATTCATACTTGCCACTTCCCGTATCATTCGGATTAGTATTTTTCATAATATGGATACTATTTCTATATGTAAATCCGTATGATAAAGGACAAAATAAATATACAATTCTTGAAAATATTCCATCAAAATTCATTCCACCAATGACGATGGTGAATGACATGAACCCGGACAATATTACATTTCCATTAATCTTGAAACCAGTCATATGTACAAAAACTGGTAACCAAGTATATAAAATTGATAATTTTGAAGAATTAAAATCTAAAAATTTTGATGAAAATTATATGATACAAGGATATTCTCCATATGATAGGGAAGTTGGGATATTATATGAAAGATTTCCATGGGAAAAGAATGGAAAAATAATTTCAATAGTAGAAAAACTAGGAACAGATCATGTACGTAAATGGTGTTTTGGAGATTATAAATGTCAAAATAGAAAAGATCTTATAACAGATAAACTTGAATTTGTAATTGATTCAATTTCAAAATTAATTCCAAACTTTTACGTTGGAAGATATGATATACGTTTCAAAGATGATGACTCGTTTTCACAAGGAGAAAATTTTCACATTGTAGAGGTCAATGGGACACTAGGGTTCGACCTCGCCAAGGGGACTGAAGAGTTTGCGGAAGTTTCTTTATTAAACCACAGGTGGTTCTGGAGTCGTCTAATTATTGGTGCGTATAATATTATAAATTTACGCGGATATTCTCCAGGTAATTTACTTGAAATATTGGCAATAACACTTAAAAATGCGTTCGAATGTAAGGACTGGGAAAAGTTATACAGTCTTTATACCTGACGAGTATTGTACACGGTGAAACGACCCTTCTTAACTATAAACTTGTACTTTGAAATACTTTTCAAAGACTTGCGAACTTTATTCCACAATTCACGTACATTTCTTTCGATAATTGGGGAAAGACCAGCCTGGCGACGAGTCACGCTTGGGCGATAGCTGTGCGCGGGCTGCCGTTTAATACTGTGAGGCATATAAAAGAAACGCACATTTTAATTATATGGATAAAGTTTGGCAGAATTTACCATACGATATTGTTAGGGAAATTCTCAGATATGTCACTGATATAGATGTCAGGCTCGCATTTAAAATTTGTCCAGGTAAAATTGATCAGGAAAAGGCGATCAGTCTCTGGAATCGTCTTACATGCCACGACGGTATCATATATAACTTGGAAACGACAACTCTTCACTATTTTGAAAACGGCATGTACTCAAATCGCCGTCCGATCAATATTACATATATTGATAAATTCACGTGCCTATTTAATGAGTTCGAGTCACCATACAATCTCGAGATAGTTTACCCAAACGGGACATGTATTGGAAGTTCTGGACATACTGAGCCCATTTTTACAAGTGGAAGAGTTTTATTTAAAGGTCTAGAGAGAATTAAAAGTAAATGGTTCTTTGGCACGAAATTGATTTAACAAAAATTGAAATTACACAAGGAACCAAAGACAAGTCAAAATATACCTATAAAGGAGGTCCTCTACGTTTTCAAATCCCCCGTGGTAAGTGTCAGTGGGGAGTTTCTGCATACAAGGCTTTTCAGATTGAATTTTCAAATGAAGAATTTGAAAATTGGTGGAAGAATCTAGAGAGCATGATTTGTACAAACGAACCTTTTAATTCAAATATGAAGACTGGTAATCTTCGTATTAAAATTGACGAAAGTACATATGTATTTGACGAAACCTCAAAACAGGTTTCACCCGAGATCAAGGAAGGACTCTTCCGTGATCAAGAACTGACTTGTATGATTGATATCGATTCAAATTATTTTTATAACCAAATATGGGGCCTGACTGTACGGGCTTATCAGGTTCGATATTATGGAGGACCTCCTCCCGTTATTGAGAAAGGAGTATGTGCATTTATAGAATAGTTTTACCTATATTATATACTGCATCCGCCCCTTCAAGTGCTGCGATTGGTTTGTACGTCATTGTTAATTTATAAATTATAAATCCGATAATTACAATACATATTGCTGCCACCATTAATATAATACTGAATGTAAATGACGGAGGATTCTGTTCAGAATCTCCCGGGTTTGCTGGGTCATATGCTATAGTGGCTGTGGAAGGAAGGGGATTGGCCCACTGACCATTCAAAGTATACTTTTTCCCGTTCACACTATAGGAAGCAACTGCAGGACATGTGTTTGATGAGCATGATGAGCTTGCAACAAGAGTTGCAGTTATAGGTGTTGTATGTTTATCAGTAATTGTTGATTTTATTAACACTCCACCTGAAACACATAAACTTAGAGCTAAGCACACGGCAATTCCAAGTCCAATTTGAGCTTTTATTTGACCAATTTGAGCAAGCCCCCCATATACGTTCTGAGCAGCGGTGGCCATAATACATTAGGTTGTTTTTAATTAAGCTGGGGCTTTAGAACCCAAATACATACCCCCAAATGATGCGAGTATAAATATCACGCCCATCACGATCATGTATGTTAGGTAGTTGTTGTTATCCTTCTTGGAGCTGGCAAAAGATGAATTCTTATCATAACACTCCTTGCCAATGGATGTTGATGCAAGAGACATGACTGCTACAGAAAGGAGGCAACATGCCATAAGAATTAGCTTAGGGTTCATTTATTATTACAATCTATTTTTTATAAATTTCACGGGCCTTGTCAAGGAGTTTACCCTGGATAAGGGCAAACCCTTTTATCCCCATCTCTTTCTTTGCTTTGGCAACCGCCTTAATCCAAGGGTTCTTTTTCTCATCCTTGGATTTAGCCTTGCTGACAATTTCACCCTTGATCATCTTAAGATCCTTTTTCTTGAGACCGCCTGGGGTAATGTCAGCGTTTCCGTGATAAACCTGAGCTCGGGATCCAACTGTCATTTACATTACAACGCGAATATTTTTGCGAGTGCGCGAATATTTAATGTGGTCTTCGTCGTGTTCGTGATCTGTGTTCCTATTCTTGTGTCCTTCAAAAGCTCGGCAGCGAGATTAGCTTTCCCTGCCTGCAAGGCCATAATACTCTGTTCAACGCTTGGAGTTGCATCCGTCCCAATATATACGAGCCGCCGAACAATCACCTTGTGATTCTGCCCTGTTCTGTGAGAACGAGCAATCGCCTGAAGTTCGGTTGCTGGATTCCAACTCGGAGCTGTTATGTAGACCCGGGTCGCCTCCTGCAAGTTGATACCAACTCCTCCAGCCTTGATTTGAATAAGAAAAACTGGGGCTGGAATCTTTGTCGATGATTTGAACTCTGAAATTGCGGCATCTCTCTGCAATTTGCAGGTTGATCCATTCAGAACAAACACCTGTCGATCTCCTAGTCTCTTTTGTATCTCTGTCATCTCTCCCGTAAAGTTGTAGAATACCAGGCTCTTCTCCGTGGGGTGAGACTCGATCAATTCTATGAGAGTCTCGAACTTTTTGGATCGACCCGTCCACTCCTCTGGTTCCACCTTGAGCTGAGCCGCAATACCGTTCAGATATGTCTGAGGCCATGTCAGGGCCTGCCGAGTTCGCATCAGGGCTTCGAGCATCTCCATCTGATGCATGGCTCGATTATCAGACTTCATAATATTCTGAATAACTCCCTGAGCCCGATCGAACACCTCCTGATATAGCTCAGACTCCTCCGGATACATTTCGAGCTCGAGGTTCTGAAAATCGCACGGAGGAAGTTCGAGACGCTTATTATATTCGGAAACATCCGCTTTTGTTCGTCTAAGAACGTACTTTTCTTTGAAAAAGTCTGGCATCGCCTGCACATCCTTTCGGTTATGTCCGAGAAATCCACATAGGTTGGCGAAATCAGCCATAGAATTAAATATAGGTGTTCCAGTCAATATCCACTTGATTTCACTTCGCAGGGCACACGCAGCAATATGCGTCTTGCTGCGTTTGTTTCGAATCTCATGACCTTCGTCCAATATCACGCGACCCCACCGAACATTCAGAAGTCTGCAGACTGGCTGGTGAGCCCGACTCGGGAGAACAGAGTAAGGGGCAATTGTCACATCAGCATCCGTGATCAGTCGGTTCGGCCCATCGAACACGTTGATCGAGAGGTGCGGGGTAAATCGCACAACTTCATCGCGCCACTGCGAAACGATAGACTTTGGGACAATTATCAGGGTCTTGGCCGGGTTAGCACACATTGTCGCGAGCATCTGAACCGTCTTCCCAAGTCCCATCTCGTCACACAAAAATCCACCCGGGTGGATAGTATCCAGTGTCTCGCGCTCCACGAGCCATTTGAGACCGGTATGCTGGTAGGGAGTGATCAGACGTGTCTTCAGGAGACCAGCCATTGTGTTTGTCAATATTTTACACATCAAACACCTAACCTGGCAAGGACATGACTCGAATTTTCTCTCGGGCCATTGCATGAGTGGCGAGATTGTCAATAAAATTGTACAATCTTTGAAATCGGCATCACTCAATAAAATATCACAAAAGAATTTAGTTCCAGAAATTACAAAAATTATAAGAAATGCAATTCCTCAAAATAATTCAACAAGTAATATAATTTCATCATCAATCAAAAAATCTATAATCATACCCGGTTCAGTTGCATCTGCTGTAGTTGAAAAACTTCCTCAGAAAGACATTGTTCCAGTAATTACGGCATTTATTAAAGGTGCTGTTGGTCAAAAAGCTGCCGTGGCTGTCATGAAAACTGCACCAGCCAATGCAATTTCAAATTCCATCTCAACAATAATTAAAAATTCTATAATCATACCCGGTTCAGTTGCATCTGCTGTAGTTGAAAAACTTCCACAAAAAGACATTGTTCCGGTAATTACGGCAATTATCAGAGGTTCGGTTGGTCAAGAAGCTGCCGTGGCTGTCATGAAAACTGCACCAGCCAATGCAATTTCAAATTCCATCTCAACAATAATTAAAAATTCTATAACCATACCCGCTCCAATTGCCATGGAAATTGTACAACGTAATCCAGAGGCTATTGGTCCTATACTTCAGGGAAAACTTGGGGAGAAGGCAGCTATTCAAATTGCAGAAAAATCTCCTGAAAAATCTATTATAGAAGCAATTCAAAAAGGAATACCAGTTTCTCCAACTGTTAAAAATATACTGCGTCAAAGAAATTTGTTGCCAAATAATAGAATGATTCCTACAGAAACATTTAATGTACCTAAGCCAGGTTATGTATTCAAGACTGGTAATAAGGGAACAGGATATTATAAAAATACATATGTACAGAAACCTACTGGTCCATATGGGCCATCAATAGCTCCCCGTAATTATTCACGAATGGAATTAAAGGAATTGTTGGGTGCTCTCAAGCGTTTCCCAGAAGATTCAAAAATTATAATGAATTTAATTCGTAAAATTTTTGATGAGGAAATTGCAAGACTTCGGAAAATAAGTGGATCACTTCGTTTTCGCAGGGCTGGTAATCTGTTACGACTGATCCCCCGTAACTTTAATGGTCGGGCAGATGCCACGACACTTGTCATTAATAACGTGAGGAACACTCGAAATATAAGAGAGTTGAATAATGCTTTTAAGAATTTAGGAAAAGTTCCAAACGAAAATATACGAAAAGCTTTTGAGGAACAGAGACGTCGCCTCAAGCCTGCAGGTGGAGGAGGTCTCTTGGGAAGGAACACTGGCGGGGGGCTCTTTGGAAGGAACACTGGAGGAGGGCTCTTTGGAAGGAACACTGGCGGGGGGCTCTTTGGAAGGAACACTGGAGGTGGAATGAATATTGGGTTGGGAAGGAACACTGGAGGTGGAAGGAACACTGGGGGTGGAAGGAACACTGGAGGTGGAATGAATATTGGGTTGGGAAGGAATAATGGAGAGGGTTTCTCTGGAGGTGTAGTTCAGCCAGGGAACTGGAGACGTGCATTGATAGGCAAGACGAGTACTCCAAGTGGCCGCCCCGTTTCCAATACTGGAAACTGGCGCAAAGCTCTTGCAGGGGCACCAATTCCTGAAGAACAGAAACGAGCTATTAATTATGCTGGTGGAGTTCCTCGGGCAATGAACCAAATAGCTCGCGTGCCGGACGGAGCGCCGGAGATTGCTCGAACTGCCGAAGCACTCCATCTAACAAATGGAAATACTCGGCAAGCTATGGAAATTCACAACGCGAGCCCACAGGCAATAAATGTCGTGAAGCAACTTGGAGGGCCAAAACGATCCGTAAATGTTCTAGAAGGACTTAATACTCTTTCTATGAAAAAGCCCATGTATCGAAAGGTGGGTGTAAGGCCTCGAATTGCATCTTTGAATAAGGTGATTAATGCAGTCAAGAAAAAGAAACTCATCTCACTCGTGGCCCACAGGGTTACAAAGACGAATAATATACACGAAGACAATAAACGTCTTAAGAAATATTACAAGAGAGTTATAAAAGCTAATATTTTGAAAACTCCATTTGCTAAAATTGCCAAGGCTGCTGCAAAAAAACGAGTCATGTAGACGGTAGGTTCTGAGTGACCAGTAGTAATCAAATACAACATGGATATGTACTCGTATATTCAGGAAGTTTCAACATCTCGGGAAAGAGTTGTTCGAATGCGACCCGATTGGCCAGAACCGTCGTGGATCAAGATAACAACTATTACCATGCATTCTCGAAACGACCGAAAAATTGATATTCAAAAGTTTAAAGAACGGTTTCAGCCCATGACTATCCGCCCCAAGGGTTCAGATGGTCCTGGGTTGACATGGACGTTGGGTAATACCGCCTTCTACAATCAGGTTTCTATACGCACTCATGATTATTCCGAGAAGAGTGTCAAGATATTTCCAAATGGAACAGTTCACTTGTCAGGTGGTAATTCTCCATTAGACGGTGAAAGAATTCTGAACCAGGTTGCCTTTATCATGAAGGAGGTTCTCGAGTTGGAAGAACTTCCGAAGATGAACCCGTTCGAAATATCTATGATCAATTCGAACTTTCACTTTAATGTTATATTGAATAGTCACAAGGTCAAGACTCTATTTGAAAAACTTGATGGATTCAAGGTGAGTTATGAGCCGGATCGGTACAGCGCAGTGAAGATCAAGTTCAAGCCTAAGCCTCATATGAAGAAGATGACTGTCAGCGTGTTTAAATCAGGGGCAACACTTGTTGGCGGGGCGAGAACACTTGAAGAGATTGCAGCAGCCTACGATGTGATGTTATCGGTCACAGACCCTAGCACCTATGTGGCCGCAGCGAAGGAGTTTAAAAAGTATGATACAATAATGGGGGCGTCTTTTGACGAATGGAATAGAGTTCTCCAAAATAAAATGTAATAGAATGTAATGTCTACTCGCATAGGTATGGCTGATGGCCGGTGTATCACAGATTTTACTTCCTCCAAAATTCTTCACGAGTCTCTGATGAAGAGTCAGAAGATTGACGTCGAGGACAACTATAAGTTTCGTATGATGGCTCAGCAGGATGGTCCGGATTCATTGAATCTTCCCCTTAAGAATGCCGCATGCATGAGCGGTCAGGTGAATGTTCTCGTGAGTCAGTCCGAGGGGCAGGCCCCAAAACAAGGGTGCTAAAGATAATATACTCTAAAATACTAATGAAAATAGTCATCGACGGAAACATCGGTGCAGGCAAAACGACCCAACTCGGTTTGCTCGAATCGAAAGGATGGTACGTACACAGAGAAGAAATTGATAAATGGCCACTCAAAGAATTTTACGAAGATCAGGGGCGGTGGGGGTTTCTCCTCCAGATGAGAATTCTCCAGACTCTTGAGCAAAATCCTACAGATAGACACATAATTCATGAGAGGTCATGCATGAGTTCTAGATTTGTATTTTGGCCGCTTATAAGCGAAAAGGTTCTTCCCATGGAAAAAGATTGTTACGAGTACTATTTTAAAAAAATGGCATGGGTTCCAGATATTTACATTTACCTTTCCAAGAAACCTGAAATTGCTTACGAACATATACAAAAGCGTAAGCAGACGGGTGACGAGACAATTACTCTTGAATATCTTCAGGAACTTGATGAAAAATATAAACAACTAATTGTTCAAAGTTCTGGGATACATGTAATCGATGCAAATAGGTCCGAGTCTGAAATCCATGAAGAAATTTGTAAGATACTTGTAGAGAATGAACTGTTCGTCCGTGACTCTTTCAGGTAAAAAATGTAAGCAAAAAGCTATTCAAGATGGAAAGTGTCAAATTCATCTTCAACATACATGTACAATTTGTCTTGAATTGACAAATAGAAATGATCGTAAATTAAAGTGCAAGCACATGTTTCACGACAAGTGTATAATAAAATGGTACGAAGAGTCGATTGAATGTCCAACGTGTCGTATGGAGCAAGATGACGATCCTCTTATAATTTTTAGAAAAAACATTGAGGAAAATATGAGAATAAAATACAAAGACGCCATCAAATCTCTTGAGATGGATCTTGCCCAAGCCCTGCGCCGCAGAGGCTAGGATCTTTTACAGGACTAACCCAATGGAAAGACGGTGTGGTGCTCAGACCCTCAGTGGAAATTCTTGTCGTCAAATAGTTCGAGGCGAACAAGACCACTGCTGGCAGCACACTGGGGCTCAGTGCTCGGTATGTTTTGGGTACATGAACACCACTGCTACAAGAGAACTTCCGTGCAACCATACATTTCATACCCGATGTGTTGATCGATGGAAGTCTTCGTGTCAAGGTGACCCGACCTGTCCAATGTGTCGAACACCGTTCGACCTACCCCTTTATAGATGCCGTCTCATTATAGAACGTGTATCCGACGGAAATATAACAGATTCTAACTTTGAATCGAGTAATGTACGTTCTATAATGGGTGGTTTTGGCGTAACTCTTGAAAGGGGGCAAGAGATGCTTCATTCTGAAATACACTGGAATGTTGAGGAGGGGGAAGATTTAATCAACGAACTACGGCAGCTCGGTTTGCCACACGATTAGAGTTGGCCCCAGTATTTGCAAACCCACGTCGAACTCCGTAAGCTGAGCAGAATTTTGTATAATGAAAACCGGGCTTATAGTTTCGATCGGCACGACGAGGATCGGTGATTGTCTTTCCAGACGCATCGACTATCAATGGACCACCTGCCCACCCAGTCTTGTGGCTCCAAAGCTTGACCGGGAAGTCAAGTACCCTCCCAGCGGGTACTTTATCAAGGGCAGTAGCCGTAAGCTTATTCAGAACTCGAAGTTCTTGTGAATTATTTGCAACCTTGCCATCATTCTTATTTGCAGTGATACGAGATTTTAGTAAGGCATTCTTTATTATAGAAGGGGTTACGTGGAAAAACTTGGCGAGTGCCTTGATAGAGTCTCCAGGTCGGGTTCTGTATCGTATAGCACTAATCTCCTTGTACCAGTGAAAATCTCCAGTCGAGTTTCCAAAGTCATTCGAGGGGGCCACAAAACACATCACCTTGTAGAACCCTCTTTTTGGTTTCTCAGAACCAGACTTCATTTTATATACATTTTTTGGATTATCAGAAATAACGCGCTTGGCTATACCACCACATGTACGAAACGTCAGGCCGTTTGAACCTATTCCACTCCTATTTCCAGGAACACTTTTCGACGTACGATTTGCGGAGAAGGATCCAAACGCATAGTCGTAGCAGTTATCATGTACAACCCCCGATGTTCCCCACGGAGCCCACGTGTATTTGGGAGCCCACGGGTTGGGGCCACTTTTTACTTTTTTAATCGGCCGTGTCTTCACCAGGACCATCTTATTATTAGCCAGTACTTTTTTCTATGACTAATAGAAAGATGTATGCAATCCTAAAATCTCGCAATCGTCAGGATGCCGCATACAATATTCTTATTTTTCTTATTTATCTAACCATACTGACGTTCTTTCTTCGATACCTATGGAATGGTACGCTTGTAAAGTACATTACCGTTCTCAAGCCAGTTGACTCGCTATGGCACACGTTTATGCTTTCGCTCGCTCTTTCAGTGTTTCGATGCTAAAGAGGACCGGCAAATTCATTGTATCCAGGAGGCTGCATAACGGTCCCACCCTTCATAATAGTTGGATAACTTGATACAAAAGTTGGGCAGCCTTCAGACTGGCAGTCTACAAACTCGAATGAAATACCCTTTTTATCCAGATACGTCTTTTGTTTCTGGCACCACCCACACCCATTCGACCCATAAACTATAATACTCCCAATATCGGTCGGACTTTGTCCACCAGCCGCTGCCCCTCCTGCGTCATAACTGGATTGAACTACAAGTATGACGAGGCAAAGAAATCCAATTATAACAGAAATTCCTAAAAAAGCATGAACTGGGTGTATCTTCATTTACTTTACTCAACTAAAAATTTTATGAGCTATATCGACCTTTGTTCGAAGACCTTTGATATTAATCTTACGGTTCGTTGCCAGTTTTTTGAGTTCAGCAAGGCTATAGTAAAGATTTGCATAAACCATACGCCCCTTGTTTCCCATAACTTTTGGCCGGCCTGAGACCATGGTCGTTTTCTTGGGCTTGGGAGGACTGATAAGTCTCAGTGGCGGAGTCTTCACCTTTTTTTTAGGTATATGCTTCAAGATAATTGGCTTGATGGGACTTGCACGGCGAACTGGAGCTGGAGCAGGCTTTGGAGCTGGAGCAGGAGGTGCGAGAATAGCAGCCTTTACGCTACGTATAGAATTAAAAGGGCGATTTCCACGGTTGATGCGCAACTCGACGAGCCGGATAGCCTTGCGCCGAGCCTTTTCCCAAGCTTCTTCATAGTTCGCCCCAGTTTTAGATCCGTTATTTTTCCAATAATATTCTACAAGTTTATCAAACTGAACATTTTTCAAGAGAGCAGGTGGAATATGCTTCGTCTTGTGTGATGGCTTGAGCTTCCCACGTCCTGCCAAAAGCTGAGCAGGTGATATTATTCGGCGGGGGCGCACGGGTTTGAGCTTCCGTTTTGCCACGCGTAGATTTAGGGAAAAAACCTTCTTTTGCGAAGGAACCTTCTTTGGTGAAGGAACCTTCTTTGGCGAAGGAACCTTCTTTGGCGAAGGAACCTTGAGCCCAGAAATATATTCTGATTTAAGAATTTGATTAAATGATTTAAGACCCGGGCATGGATCGTTATACTTTAGACGCCATTCATTGACATGCAAGTCTGAAGCCCCGCGGTATCCCGGAGGTACGGCCCAGTCAAGAAACTCAAGAGACTTTGGAAGACCTCCTTTGCGCTTAACAAAGTCGCGAATATTATTCAGAAAAAAGTGGTAGTCGTACCGAGGGTCCGTCGATGGACCAACTCCCCATTTACCCGCCGTATTTGTTCCGTTGGCAGTATTTACCGCGGGATTCGTACCCGTCTTTTGAACGCGGGACCAGCCAAAGTCACCAATCAGAAACCCACGCTTTGACACGAAGATGTTGGCCGGCCATAGATCATTGTGACGAAATTCAGGATATTTTTTAGTAATTTTATCAAGAGTTGAAATGACCTGTACAATTAAATGTTTAATAACCGCATCAGACTTGGCATTCTTAGGGAGCCATTCCTCAAGAGATCCTCCGTCACACCATTCCATAAATATAATGGACTGCTTCGACTTGTCAAACTTCCTAGAGTTCTGCACGTTTGCCATATTCATGGTTGAAGGGTTGATAAAATCAACACATTTGTGAAAATCATAGGGCTCCACCACTCCTTCAGGACATGCTTTAAAGACGGCTGTCTGAATGTCATACTCAGCCAGTGCCGGCTGTTTCTCCTTGCGTGCCGCCGCCGCCAAATCACGAGGGCACACCTTGACAGCAAAACCGTTTCCTTTAAAGGCAATACCCTGACGACCCTTCCCTAGGAGTTTGAGACCTCTACCACTTGAACACGAATAGACACCGGGATACTGTGGAGATCTTGGAATGTATCCTGGATAATATCCAATCGGAGGAGATGATTTTTTATTTTTAAAAGTAGGTGATCGTGGGGCAAAGGCACTCATGTAATCAGGTATGGGTTGTTTCTTTTTACGCGCAGGTCGAAAACGATCTGGTTTCAGGCTTCCCTTTGAACGGAGCCACCGACCAGCTTCGCGCTTTGTTTTAATTTTATCGGGAATATCGTATTCTGAGTTTCCTGTGCTGTTGCGACGATATATGTACTTTTTTCCTGGATTATTGTCGACAAATCTAAACTGTCCGGAATTAATCCAACTCATGATATTACACTATACTATTTTTGAAAGTCTACTCGTCTGGATCAGTCTCGTACTCGACAGAGTTTGCGTCATCCTCGACCGGCTCATCAGCGGCTGCCAGGAAAGCGCACGGCTTGAGCTTGTTGGTCGGCGCGAACATCACCTGGTGGACACGAACCGTGATACCTACACCAGCAGGAGTGCGCCAGATCTGGTTGATCTCGATAATAGCACTGACCGTCTGACCCTTCTCAAGGTCGGTCAGAGGGACTGACTCGCGCTTGGAGTTGTAAGCCTCGGTCTCGATCGAGCCATCCTTGTAGCTCGTCACAACCTTGAGACTCAGAACTGGAGCATATCCATCCTTGGAACTTGGCTTGATGCACGACTTGTAGACGCCCTCGGAAATAACCTCGCGGCTCATCTTCTTGCCCAGAACATCTTCAGACTTGGACGCGATGAAGTCCAGAACCTTTGAATCAAGCTTGGAAAATGCCTCGAGAATCTCGGGCTTGTCCAGGCTCAGGGGGAGACTGTAGCTCACGCGACCCGATGCCTCATCCTTGTACTCACTCAGGCCGAACGGGGCACGAAGCTGAGGAAGCTGAAAGAGGAGCTTGCCACCACCCGTCGCGTTCAGGTAGACAGTCTTGCCACCCTTGGCATTCTTGCGAACATCGCTGAAAGTAATATCGGAGGCATCGAAAGTGCTGAACATACGGACAGCCATTTTGTTTCTTCTATACATCATACGTATGTCTTCCTTATGTGGCTTGTGCAAGACTCTAATTTTTTTCGCGGCTCATCTTAAACATGGCGTTTCCAAACTCTACACCGGCAAATAATCCCAACTCGAAACTTAATTTGAATGTGCGAACTTATGTAAATGGTTATATAAGTGCACGCAATTCTAATAATCTAAGTGCGATTATACCCATGAATAGCAAGATGATTAGTAACCTCAAGCGTTATATTAATAATAAACGGCCCAAGGTTGGAGGTACGACCGCGGCATCTGTTAAAAACGCAGGAGGGTCAAACAATCTTGCCTTGGCTGCTGCAAATGCCGCTGTTCAAGCGTCACCAAATGCGTCTCCAGGAAATGTTGGAGAAAGAGCGGCAAATGCTGTCCAAAATGCGGGTGGAAACGCAACTGTACAAGCTGCTGCAGCCGCTGGTGCAGCCAAGAACCATGCGTTGGCCATAGGTGCCCCGCCAAGTGTAGCCAACTCCGAGGCGTCGAACGCCGCTGCCAATGCCGCTGCCAACGCGACTAAAAATCCAAATGTTGCTGCGAATGCGGCAGCTGAGGGGGCTGCGGCTGCAAATGCACCTCCAAATGCACAGGCAAATGCCGCACGGAATGCACATGAGAACGTGTCTGAAAATCTAGGGGTAGAATCGGGACAAGGAGTTAATTTAAATTCTCTTAAAGGAGCAATTCGTCAAAATACGAACGCATTCAATTCTGCTCGTGCTCGAACAGAGAAGCTACGTCTTCAGGTTCTTTTGCGCAAACTCGGAGGAATAAACAAACTCAATCAAACCACACGTAATAATGTAAATACATATAATCGCAAGCTGAACGCCAAGTTGGCAACCCGTCCGAATCCTCTTTTGAGCCAAGCTGCGGCCCATCAGGCGAATGTATTGAAGAAAACTGTGAAGGCTCCAAATGGAACAAATGTTGTCGTGGTGCGAAAAAATGCAAGCTCTCCATGGAACATAAATAGTATAAATAATCGTACAAAATACAATATAAATAACCGTAATAAAAATACACCAACTATTACAAATCAATCAAATGTTAGTACTGGAAACCTTTTCAAGCAGGGAAACTAAAAGGGTCCAACTCTAACAATATGTTGGACCTAGAGAGTCACCCATTGATTTATACAAATTTAAATAAAATTATTGAGAAAATTAAAACTAAAAATTATTTAAATACACTTCAAACAGTTAATCAAGTCAATGCAATTAAGGAAACTATAAAACTTTTGGCCAGCCAAGAAAAGGCTACAAACCGGCCAAATGTAAAGTCTGCCCTGAACAGGCTTAATATACATAAATCAAAAATATAAACGGCGCGGACTTTCAGGTGGCAAATAATTTCTCAGATAATATTAAATGAAATATAGCAAACTTGCAGTTCCCGTGATTATTTTTTTCATAATTGCCAACCCCATGATGTATAAGATGACCGGCATGATTCCAGTCATTGGCAAATTAATCGCCGATCCCGCAGGCCGCCCGACTCAGTTCGGGGTTGCAGTCCACGCCATAGTGTATGCTGTTATTGCCCACCTCATGTGGAAAATTATTTATAGCAACAAGTAGATGGACATGGATAAACAAAAGAGTCTTGCTTATATCCACATGGTTGGGTCATAGTTATAGAAGGTGTTAGATATTCATCTGGAAAACTGTATATTTTACAGTCAGAAGGGCACAGGTCAGGCTTTTCAAATGGCGTAAAAGTTATCCGATCTTGAAAACCTTCAGAGTGTTTATATATCAATAATAATAGTAATAATGACATTATTATTATTGATATCATTATAATATAGCACGAAAAAAAAATATTAACATATAATACATATGAGCCCTGTTATTTCTGCAGTCCTGTTCGCAATTGTCGCCAGCCCAGAGACCTACAAACTTACTCGTTCCCTAGGAGGTGATTGGATAGCATCCAGTGATGGTGCGGCTAAGATGGGAGGTCTTATTCTCCACGCCATAGTCTTCGTTATCCTGTCCAAGCTTGTGTGGAAGATGCTGAAGAAGCAGCGCAAGTCAGACTATCGTGCTCAGAATAATATGAGTGGCGGTAACTATTAAAATTCTTCGTCAAAACGAATAGAGTCTCCGTCGGAGACAATGTGTTTTGAATAATCCCCGACCCTTTTCTCAAAGAAATTGGTCTTTCCTTCCAACGAAATGTTCTCCATCCAGTCGAAAGGATTTTTTACACCATATACAGCAGCTTCCCCAAGTTGATTCAATAGACGATCTGCGACAAACTGAATGTACTGGGTCATTTCAGCCGAGTTCATGCCTATGAGTTTGCAAGGCAAAGCCTCTGTAATGAAATGACTCTCAATCTCTACCGCACTTTGTACAATCTTGCGAATGTCTTCTGACTCACACTTCTCTTGAAGGTGCGAATGAAGTGTCACGGCAAACTCTTGGTGGAGCCCTTCGTCACGGCTGATGAGCTCGTTACTGAAAGACAGACCGGGCATCAACCCGCGCTTCTTCAGCCAAAAGATTGCACAAAATGACCCACTGAAAAAAATTCCTTCTACACACGCAAACGCAACAAGACGCTTAGAGAACGGTGCATCTGCCGCAAGCCATTCCATTGCCCACTTGGCCTTTTCCTTAATTGCAGGTACATATTGTATACTTGACATGAGAAGTCCAGCCTCGTCAGGGTCCCGGACGAGCTTGTCAATCATAAGGGAATAAGTCTCTGAGTGGATAGACTCGCTGAATGACTGATATGCATAAAATGACCTTGCTTCTGATATCTGAACATCTTTAGAAAAGTTCAAGTCTATATTTTCCATAACAATACCATCACTCGCGGCAAAAAATGCCAGAATCATTTTTATAAAATCACGTTCATCAGATTTCAAACTTTCCCAATCCTTGAGATCTGTGGCTAGGTCAATCTCCTCGACTGTCCAAAAGCAACCTACAGCTTTCTTATAGAGTGCCCATAAATCGGGATACCGTATAGGAAAGGTTGTGAAACGATCAAGACTCGGCGAGATTATAGGATCCATTGATGATGTAGCTTGTTATTTTTTTAACACGTGTACTTTGTTTCATATGATGCTATGAAGAGAGATACGAACATGAAAAATGCCCCTGTCAGAAACCAAAATATAGCATTCATTAATTAAGGCTCAGAATATTCTATAGGCTTGGCCATACGGAAATAGTTGAGAATCTTCTGTGATCTGGTCGTCGAGGGAGTCTCGGAGTCTGTCGAACTATCAATCACCTCTTCTGGATCAAGTGCAAGATAATTTTTAAATTTTCTACATACAGGATTCGACTGTTCAAGGGCGGCATTAAAATCTGCAAAACATTCCTGGAGAAAAATCTTACCTTCTGAAACACGAGATTCTGGCATTATACTGAGTTCTTTTGATATTACAAGAGCTATACGCTTCATGAGAATACTCGAACGTGCAGAGTTTGCCATCTTGTCGTTTATTTTCAAGTATAGTTGAATAGAACCTATCAGCCCGGTACCAGCTGATAGTATAGCGTTGAGTATACTTACGTATTTCTGGTCAAGAAAATCATTCAAAGAAATTGCACATAGTGCATTTATGGACGAAAGGACGAGAATTGGAACATTGAAACGAGTAGATGCCCATTTATAGTACATAAAGTCTTTTGAAAAATATCTATAATATGCATTACACTGTCTTTCAAGTTTTTTAAGATAATCCTCTTCCCGTGCATCCCACTTGGACATTCCTATAATAACGCACTAAAAAAATTTAGAATCAGTCTCAATCTCAATAATTTCACGAACTTTGGCTGGAAGTCTACTGCGCACTCCCTTATAGATCATGGCAAAAACTGGACCGGAGTTTGTAATCTTAATTTTTTGAAGAATATTCTTATCTGGTCGAATTTGAGACATGAGTTCGAGGAGGTGGACCGCAACATCAGCGTTGAGTTTGGATATCGGGACATCTTTCAGGTTGAGTTCTATAATTTCTTTCAGGTTGTGTTTAAGAACATACGCATCAAGCTGTTCAACGACAGGCTTGATTGAAAGCATAAACATCTCAGTCTGCGCCGGAGTCTTGGGCTGACGCTCAATGTACTTTGCACCCAAAAATTCAATCTGAAGATAGTTGCCGTGTGGGTAAAATACAAGGAGGTCTGCCATTCTTACACTTCCTACAACCTGTCTTTTTAAATAGGTGCGTTCAGGAGAGGATGAAATATCCCAAGACATTATTAATGTCGATAGATCACGTCTATTGTGTGAACCTTGAGCGGCGTCCAGATCGTAAAGAGTCTGCTCAGGAACAATTTAAAATTTCTAAAATTAAAAATGTAGAATTTTTTAATGCAACTGATGGAAAATTATATTCCCCACCTGATATACAGATATCACCTCCAGAGTGGGGGTGCGCCGACAGTCATATACGCATATGGAGGGACATTATTGAAAAAGGATATGAAACCGTCTTGGTTTTTGAAGATGACGTGAAGATTTCTCCAGGATTTATTGATAAACTTTCGTGGATAATGTCTGATATGGAAGATGTTGAATGGGACTACATAAATCTAGGACCTAGCCCAGAACCTTTTAGAATTAAGGGAAAATGGGAAACAGAATACGTAGTTCGTGGTCAGTCCTTAATGACGCACTGTTACTTGATCACTAATAAATGCGCCAAGAAAATTGCATTATGGGATCCAGTTGATCTCGTGTATTCCATAGATCATCAACTTATCCAGGTACCTCTCAAAATGTATTACACAAAAGAGAGTCTAGCAAACCAAGAATTCGAATATTCTTCGTTAATTGGATTTGCAAAATCTACGATAACCGGAGACATTGGATTTGCGAGAACAATGCCATATGATTTTATTATAAAAAGTTCTCAAATTCATGTAATTTTATTATTTATTATTTTACTGTATGTTTATTATGTTACGCATAAAAGGAGGTAGAAACCCCCTGACAGACTCGACAAGTGCTTTTACAAACGGATCCGTTCCTGTTGCCTGAAACCCCGTGAGCAGTATACGATCTTTTGTGTACTCGTATACATTCCAAACCATTCGCACGAGAGGTATTGGTTTAATTTTAGTCATGTCTATTCCTGTAAGATCAGTCTTGCAGACTTGTTTTAGATTTTTATCAATACAAATTTCATGAATTTTGTCAAGGACCGGGTACAGCTCACGACAAAACTCATCCGTGCCTTCTAGGCTATTTGGTTGAAGTTCGATGAGTTGCCCAATCATTATATGAACGTACATAACGTCATCACCCACGTCAAATCTCAACCACTCTGCCATTAAATCTATACGTGAAAATAAGAATCTATGAAAAACGTATAATGTCCCTGACACTTTTTGGAATACCAAATTTTACACCCTTGTAAATTAATTTTATGAAAAAATTACAGTTTATAAATTTTATAGATTTAAGCATTGAATTATCCTTATTATATTCTTCAAGATTCTGGATAAGGTGGATAACTGATAATATATCAAGTTTTATCACATTTATATCTTTGAGATCTATTATACAATACAAATTCCTGCATTTCGTCCACCAGTCTGAAATAATATTCTTCAGATCGTCTGCAACAATTGGCTGATTTTCTATAAATTTTTTTCCTGAAATTGTTAAATTTATATCAAGTTCAGGAAGATATTCCCAATTCATAAAAGTGCAAATGTCCTTCATTATATTCTCTCTCTAAAATAAATGATACACTTAGTTCGTATAGGAGGGGTTGCATGGGTTGGTGCATTGTGCTTCATTTTTGCGTTTGCAGTATCTAGCCTAATGAATAAAATCACCCCGAGCCTGGATAAGACTAAACCAAAGTGGATTACGTTCCTTGAGGTTGCGACCCAGTTTGCGATAATAGGTGCCATAGTCTATGCTTCTAGGCTGTTCATAAAAAATATACCATTTCCTTTTGACGGAGCAGCTGGATACATACACTCACAACTCGGAGAACTTCGAACACTGCCCCTCATGGTCTTTATATTCATGTTCTTTCAGACAAAGACTCAGGATAAAATGAGGTGGCTTATAAATTAAAAATTTGCATAATGTACAATGAAGAAATCATTTATGTGGATATTGATACTAGTGATTCTTGCATTCTGGTTCATGCGTTCAAGTTCAGGATATGGTCAATTCTTGCCGTTTTATAATGGAAATTCATTCACTGATGATGACTTAGCATCATAAATAATATTATTGCAATTATAATTACAATTATAGCTACAACCCACCACATTAATTTAATTCCCAAAAATGCAGGCGTAGGTGCAGGTGCAGGCGTAGGTGCAGGTGCAGGCGTAGGTGCAGGTGCAGGCGTAGAGTCCGCGGGACTTCCTGAAGTAGAAGAGTCATTCAATCCAGGATAAGTTGCGAGTGGCCCATTAATTGTCATTTAATTATATATATATATAATTAAATGAAAGAAACTATTATTATAGTTATACTTATAGTAGGTCTAATTATATTGTATATGAAAAAATCTGACTATTCGACAACTCCATGGGACTTTTTAATGGTTCCTCCTCTATATAATGTGGACTATACTGGTGACCTTCTAGATGTATTAATTAATACAATAACAGGAGATTCATATGTTTCAAACGTAAATTCAATCATATCAAAGTGCAATGCAGTGCTTACAACTAAACTTATACCATATACAAACGATGCGCAGCTTAATTTAATGTTTAAAACTGCAGATACAAGTGGAGAGGCAGGACTTTCTCGAACTGATAAATTTATACTAAGAATTATATCAGTAGTAGGTTATGAACTTTATGCGGTGTGGTGCGGGCTTGGCATTTTAGCGTGCGCATTTGACAGTAATGGTAAAGTTCCATGGGCTAATGAAATTTTTCAGCAGACCGGTATTCCAACTATATCCGGAAATATGCTTAAGTTATTTAGGTTAAATAAAAAATATATGGTATTAGATCAAGATGCTCTGACAGAAATTAACGCAATTCTTCCTTCAAATTTAGTAAAATTTACAGGATTTAATGATTTCACCTCGAGAATTAATACATCTGATCCAACTGTCATATGGTTTAAAAAGTACATGTCAATAGGGCCTCTATTCCTATACTGGAAAGCAAAAAATGTATGGAATTTGGATCCTTCGGTTACATTTTCATAAGCTTTTTCAATTAGGACATAATTGAAAAACGCTCCCGGTGAGACTTGAACTCACAATCTACAGATTAACAGTCTGACGCCTTAACCAATTAGGCCACAAGAGCAGAAAGCCTTTTAACGACTTGCTCAGGTCGTTCTGACTTGTGTGATTCGAACACACGACCAGCGGAACACTAAGTCAGTCGCTCCGCGACTGAAACTACAGTCCGATGCGCTTCCACTGCGCCAAAGTCAGCTCCCCCCAGAGCAGAAAGGATGCTCAGCCTCGTGGTCCTGGCGGGGTTCGAACCCGCGACGTTCAGCTCATAAGACTGACACTCTAACCAACTGAGTTACAGGACCGAATTAAGAAAGTGTAAAAATTTTACGAACCTCCCGTACCTCTGTGCGACAGCCAGGACATGTTTGAGTTCGAGATCGAACCCAACACCGTTCACAAATAACATGATTACACGGGTCAAGTAGAGAGTCAACAAGTGAGTCCATACATACAAAACACGTAAAACGAGCGTACCTTTCAGAGTTCGTGTCCATCATAACAGTCTTCATAGCTTCTGAACGTCCAAGAGCCTCGCCGTACTCCTTCAGCAAATCACCTAACCCCTCTGTCTGCTCGTACTCCTCTATTATCTTAGAGATCATATCCTTTAAGTCGTCTGATTTAAGAACCTTTGCAGCAAGTTCTATCACATTTATATCAGCCTGTTTTGATGAGATACGTGACTGCAGTATGGTGACTGCAGCCCGAGCCTTGGCATATTGGGTTTTAAAATATCCGAGTTCTTTTTCAAATTTTTTCCAAGAATCATCCAGTTCACACGGGGTTGGATTCACATTTGGGGTAGATACAGCCCGGAAGCAAATTTCGCTGATAGGATCCAGGAACGAGAAATTCATTAATAATATTAATAAAAATGTCCTTAACTATTAAATGATACCTGTTTCTATAATTCTTGTACTTGGTTTGGGGTTAATTCTATTTGGACTTCAGAACTTTTTTAACACAAATCGTCAGAAAGTTCCTTCTGAAATGATCAAGGCTTCTATAATGATGGTAGGTGGTTTGTACCTTGTTTTTTTCCTTTCGCAGCAACTCTCCAAGGGAAACAGCTCCGCACTTCAACCTCCTGCGGGGTACTAATGAAATCAATAGCTTCATCAATCTGTTGAATAGGACCGGATGGGTGCATTGACGTGGCTTTGATAATCTCATCGCGTGTCATGTCATTTTCAATTAAACATTTCAGAAAATTGAAAATATTATCACACTGTCCTATATTTTTCAACTTTCTTTTAAACAAAATTTCTCTAGTTTTATCCAGAATATTTTCAATACTCAACTTTGGATATTCATCCCTCAGCGCCTTGACAAGTTCAGGCCCTGAAAGATTATCCATATATAGAATATATGGCGACTGACCTTAACTTGTACACATTCTGGATTTTTGTTGTCATGTTCATGGCTCTTGGAATTTCAAGTTTTATAGAATCCAAAAATTCTCAGGCGACCAAAGATGAGAGTTACTTTGCCCTTATTTACTTAATGTTTGCAGTAGGACTTGTTATATACAAAATGATGGGACACTAAAGAGACGCGCAAAAATTAACTTCAGTTTCGACTCCAGGATCATCGAAAGGACGATCTTGGGGCCGAAGCCCTGGGCTTTGCCCGTTTATTTTTAAATATTTAATTGGAGAATGCAAGGCCACCCATGCCAGACTGGATACGCAGAATGTTGTAGTTGACTGCGAACATCTTCTGAAGAGGGGTGGTGTAGTTGGACTTCAGGTTGATAGCCACCTGGGCGTTATCAATGCGAGAGAAGTTGCACGTGCCGGTGGGCTGGTGCTCCTCTGGCTGTAGGGCGAATGAGTACACATATACACCCACGTAAGGGGTACCAGTGTGGTAGAGTAGGGGCATATACTCGTTGAAGTACTTACCGACCTGCTCCTTGAAGCGGTCCTGCCCGTTGAGAACAACCTTGAAGTTCTGTAGGGGCCCAACCTCCCAGCCGACATTGAGCGTTGAGGAGGAAGAAGAGGAACCCTCCTCGAACCAGTAGGCGCCGCCAACAGTGTTGGATAGAAGGGACGTGCCGACAGCTGAGATGTAGTTGTTGGAGCTGAGGCGGGGAGCACCAACCTCGTGGGGCATGGCACCAATGCAAGTGAAAGCGTTGGATGATACGGTCACCTGCACGTTCGCGCAAGACGTGGAGAAATTCCATAGGGAGTTATTGGCCGAAGCAGCCGTGTTGGCGTAGCACCAGATCAGCTCCTTCACTGGGTGGTTGAAGGATAGGCGGACCGTGGAGCTGGCGGCAGAGATTGCATCACCACCGGTGTGCTGGACCTGCTCGATCAGGTACTCGTGACCCTTCTGGGCGAAGCGGCGGCGCTCCTCCGTGTCCAGGTACACATAGTTGGCCCAAACCTCGAGGGCGTTGGTACCGAAATAAGAGCTGTAGTAGCTCGTCAGATCGAAATCCATGCGAACCTCGTGGTACTGGAGGGCAATCAGGGGCAGGTACAGGCCTGGGTTGCGGTTGAAGAAGAATAGAAGAGGCAGGTACACATAGGTCTTGTTCGTGGAGTTATCGGCAATCACTGAGAGAGATGCCAGCTTGCCATAGGCAATCTTGTCAGACTCGCCGAGGAAAACCTCAGCATACAGACGGAACCACATCTGGTAATGCTTGTCAATGCGCTGGCCACCAATGGTGAGCTCAACGGCGCTGATGGCACGCTCGGCAATCCAGCAAGTATCTGGGGCCAACGTGTTGGTGGACGTAGTTGAAAGGCCGGTCGTAGGTAGCAGGGCTACATACATATTGCCCACAAGGTCACCATTGCGAGCAATGGTAACGGACACGCGGCCACCGTTGGTGGGAGTGCCGTTCACCGTCTGCTGGATATTCTCCATAGCAAAGTTGGTGTGACGCTTGTACACCGCCTGGAAAAAAGTCACTTTTGGCTGACCGGTTAGGTAAACATCCTGAGCGCCATAGGCTACGAGCTGCATAAGACCACCACCCATTTTGTACTCTTAGCAGAGAAAAAAAATCAGTTGGAAAATGCGAGACCCCCGAGACCGGACTGGATACGCAGAATATTATAGTTTACTGCGTACATTCTCTGAACTAGATTGGTTGGCATTCCCGTCTTCAGATATGGAGCCGCCTGAGCGATATCAATTCGGGAAAAGTTACACGTTCCACTGGGCTGGAGTTCTTCGGGCTTGAGTGCAAATGAGTAGATGTAAATACCTGGATATGGAGCTCCTGAATGATACTGATATGCCTGGTACGCGTTAAAGTATTTTCCTGGCTGAGGAACAAATCGGTCAGTTCCGTTGAGAAGAATCTTGAACTGATGGAGGGGGCCAACCTCATACCCATAGGACACATTTGCCAAACCATAGTTGGGCATTCCAGGCTCTACCCAATATACATTACCCGTAAGCACGTTCGACTGGACTGATATCGTGTTTCCAGATAATACATTACTATTAGCATTCACGTATAGAGATCCAGAAGAATTCGTAAGGTAAGGAGGTACAAAAAGAGCTGGAGATCCTATGTGGTTCGCCTGGAACATTGACTGTGCCTGAGCCAGTTTGTTCGTGTCAATTGTCACATTCACGTTTGCCGTTCCACTTGAAAAGTTCCACATTGCATTTGGATTTGTCAGATAGTTGGGGTTCATGTAGCACCATATAAGCTCCTTCACTGGGTGATTGAACTGCATGCGAATAATTGAAGGAGCATTTTCGCTTGAAACTCCTACTGGATCTGGAGCAACGTACTGAACCTGCTCAATGAGATATTCGTGGTTCAGTTTTGCGAAAGACTCCCGCTCAATTTTATCGAGATATATGTAATTTGCCCATACCTCAATCTGGTTCGTTCCAAAATAGTTGGAATAAATACTAGAAAATTGAAAATCAAGACGAACCTCGTGATACTGAAGAGCAATAATGGGAAGATACAGTCCAGGATTCTTGTTAAAGAAGAACATGAGAGGTAGATAGACCTTACCAATAGACGTATTGGTTGATGTCAAGTTATTCTGAGCTAGGGCCAGTGACGTAAGACGGCCGTAGGTAATCTTCTTTGACTCGGACAGGAAAACCTCCGAGTAGAGACGGAACCATGTCTGATAATGCTTATCTATAAGCTGACCTCCTATAAATAGACTAATGTAATCAAATGCACGCTCGGCGACCCAGTTCATGTCAGCAACGACATTGTTTGAAGTGAGCTGAGCTGCAGAAGTGGTCGTAGGGGTCAGGGCAACAAACATATCACCCACTAGGTCTCCAGAACGGGAAATGACTACCGACTGGAGTCCGCCATTTCCACCAGCGCCTGATACATTTTGCTGAACAAGTTCCATGGCAAAATTTGTGTGGCGGCGATACGTTGACTGAAAAAATGTAACCTTGGGCTGACCAGTGAGATAAACATCCTGAGCGCCATAGGCGACGAGCTGTAGCAATCCACCACCAGGCATTTAGTATTAGCTGCGAAAATATTCCATCCTTAAAATCTCAATAAGTAGTACAATGTCTCGCCGTGCCCCACCCCCAACCAAGCCAGTTCCAGAGGAGGAAGATGAGATTGAGGATGATGATGATGAGGAGATGGAGGAGTATCCGGATATGTTTGAGGCTCTAGGTAGCCTGCTGGCAACAGATGAGGGTGACACTCTCGCAACTCTTCAGCTCCGTCAAGCAGAGGCTCTGGAAAAGATGGCTGTTCAGTTTGAAATGCAGAATAAGATTCTAGTCAAAATTCTGAGCGCTATGGGAAAATGCAAATGCACGCCCGCCCCTGTTGTGGCAGAAGAGACGGCTTAAAAAAGAGTGTTGCTAATAGATAAATGGAGGTTCACACTATTAACAAAGACGTAACGCCGGAGCACATCGGGGCGATTATTGCAACTCGGCAATCGAATGAAATTAATACGTGGACCGAACAAGATTTCGATAATTATATATTGAAAATGGAAAAGGAGGCCCTGTTTCATGCACGGGGCAACTCTCTTGCTGCTGCGAATGCATGGGCTTATGTCCTCTTTCCTTCGGATCAGCAGCGTGACAGTGACAAATTCCCAGTAGAATATCGTGAGCGTGATATTCGTGATACGAAGGATTTGTATATTAATCGATGCCGAAATATTCTAGCCAAGCTCGAATCTATTGGTGTTTCTAAGAATGCAAGCAAGGATATTAATAATGATGAATTTACACTTGAATTCCGAGTTCGCCGACTTGTCAAGGATCGTAAGGAGATGTTTGAGCAGTTTCGTAATTGGGAAAAGAGGTTCAACCGAATCAACAACCCAACACTCGCTATTGACGACAGTGATTCACCACTGAAGGAGGACGAGTCGACGAGTGCCTACCAGAAGCTTCTTCTGTACCTGCTTGAGTTGGCGTACGATGAGGGGTATCGTCGGTACAAGGGTCACTGCTGCATTCAGATTCGAAATACTCGGGCGTGGAGGTCGGTCAAGGAAATTAAAAAGTTCATTTACGATTCGACACAGAAGGAGGATGAGCCGGAGCGGTGGAAGCAGCTCACAAGCCGTGGGAACCTTGTAGCCGATCTCGAACGCCACTTGAACAACTGCCAAGATTTTCAGTTTCAGGAAATTCAAAAGAATCGTCATGTCTGGTCGTTTCAGAATGGTCTTTTGGTCGGAAAAGACTGGGATGCAAAGTTGAACCAGTACTGCATCAAATTTTACCCATATACATCTCACGAATTTCATGAACTCGATCCAACACTTGTGAGTTGCAAGTATTTCGATCTCCCATTTGATTCTTACGAAGAGAAGGAGGACTGGTACGATATCCCAACTCCAAATATGCAGCTGGTTCTGGATTACCAAAAGTTTGAAAAGGATGTGTGTCGCTGGATCTACGTCTTCATTGGTCGTTTGTGTTTTGATGTAAACGAGCTTGACGGGTGGCAGATTATCCCGTTTCTCAAGGGTATTGCCCAGTCTGGAAAATCGACGCTTATTACCAAGGTTTGCCGCAAGTTTTACGAGTGCGAAGATGTAGCAACACTTTCGAACAATATAGAGCGCAAGTTTGGACTCTCAAGTATTTACAAGGGTTTTGTCTTCATCAGTCCAGAGGTTAAGGGTGATCTGGCTCTTGAACAGGCGGAGTTTCAATCTCTCGTGTCTGGGGAGGATGTATCAATCGCGCGCAAGAATGAGTCGGCCGTGAGTCTGCAGTGGAAGACCCCCGGTATTCTAGGAGGTAACGAGGTGCCAAACTGGAAGGACAACTCGGGATCAATTCTGCGCCGTCTTGCAACGGTCAATTTCGGGCGGCAGATTGCTCCCGAAGTTTCGGACCCGCATCTGGAGCACAAGCTCGAAAATGAGCTTCCTGCTATTATGTGTAAGTGTATTCGAGCATATCTTGATTATGCACACAAGTATGCAGACAAGGATATTTGGAACGTACTTCCTCCATACTTCAAGAAGATTCAGACACAGATTGCGACAGTCACCAACTCGCTTCAGCACTTTCTCTGTTCTGAAAAGGTCAAGTTTGGTAAGGATTTATTCATTCCTCAGCGCACGTTTGTAACGCACTTCAATACGCACTGCCGCGAGAACAATCTTGGAACCATGCGTTTCAACCAGGACTTTTACGCGGGTCCGTTCAGCTCGCGCGAGATTGAGGTTCGCACCGAGTCGCGCGAATACAACGGGACTTTGTACTCTTCGCAGCCATTCGTATTTGGTCTAGACATACCCATGATGGATTAAAATATCTAAAAATAGTAATGGCGCTGAGTCGATCAACAGCGGCTCGAAAAATTCAGGCAGTTTTCAGAAGAAAAAGAAATTCTTCTGAAAATACCGGACTAGGCTTTAAAATTTCAAAACCAGTTGTTCTATCCACGATAACAACTCTCAAAATACCAATAATTATCAGTAATATATTCGAGACAACACCTGTAGGGTTCACGGAGGTGGCGGGCTACCGAAATCTGCGGGTCAAGCCACGAATCCGGTACCTTAAAGGAACGGGGTGGATAGGTGATGGCGCCAAAGACGTAAAGTACGTTACGGCAAAACACGGAAAGACGACCGTGATAATCAAGAGTGACCAGCTCCAAGTCAGTGGTCCAGGTAATTACGAGGAAATATACCGGATATGCATAAAGAATAAATGGATACTCCCACTTGCCATGAAACTCACCCCTACTGTAACCAACATTAATTGTAAATTCAAAGTAAGCAAGACTATAGATATTCCTATATTTCGTAATTATATAATTCACAATATTCCAGATGATATGCTTGAGGAAAAACCAAAACCAGTAATTTCAGAATTTCGTACACCGGCTCTCACTGTAAAATTTAAAAAACCTAAAATTACATTCCAGTTCTTTTCAAATGGGACAATTTTGTTTTCTGGAATTAAGAAAATTGAAAATATTGATGTCCCGCCAGAACTTTTCAAACAATTTTTTACAAAATATGAATTTTTTGCTGATGAAGTTTTTGGGGCTGAATCAAAGGCACGGGCGGCGAATAGAAATCCTTCGGCCGGTACGTGGAATAAACTCATAAATCCGGTACCCAGGGGTTGGTACATTCGCCCTGGTCCCAACGGTCAACCCCACCTTTATCCATATGAGTACTATAGGAAGCTGGTGGAAGGTCCGACTATTCTCAACTCGACCATAAACCTGGGCCCGATTGCTCCCAAGGTGCGTAAGGCGTTCGAAAATGCCCAAAAGCCCATACCAGAATCAACTCTCCGTATATTTAGGAACGCTGGTCACCCTCTCAACCAGGTGTCCAGCAAGGT